TGATCTAGAAATTCATTGTCTTTATAGATCTCAAAGTTATTTGGTTTGATTCCACGAACAACTTTCCATTCTGTTCCATTAACATTAAATTCAATCTCTACAACAGTTCCTTTCTCATTTGTTGTATTGATTAACTGGTTCTTATTGATTTTTCTAAACGCCTTTCCATACAAGACAAAGCATAATGCATCAAGAATGGTGGATTTACCTGCACCATTAGTTCCAATAATAAGAGTAGTTTGATCCCTATTAAGATTTACTTCGGTAAAGTGGTTCCCGGTGCTGAGTAGATTTTTCCATTTAATCTTTTGAAATAGTATCATAATGTGTTTTAGGAATCACAATGTCATTGGGTGTTATCACAGCGTACCTATGATCATGCATCTCACAGGTCTTAATCATTAGTACATCATCAATCTCTAGAGTAGTCATAGTTGGAAAACCACAGTCTTCTTCCAACTGTAGTGCAAACCGAGTTGCATCGTCTTCTTCTTCAAACAGATAAAGGATCTTATCACCATCTTCATCGGATACTGAATAGGCCCCATCCTTTTCCATCCCTTTAACTGTAATGATATACATTATGTCATCTCACAAGCTTCTTGATAGATTTCTCTAATCAGGTTCTGAATGATTGATTTGTCCAATTCAGTTTCTGATTCCTCAATATATCTATCAAGAATAGAAAATGTATCTTCTGACTCTTCAACCTCAAAATCTTCCGACTCCTGAAGTTGGAAGTTCTCTACGATTTTAAGTTCATGAACATTTGAAGAGTATAACTTATCAATATACTTTTCAAACTCTTTCATTCTTGGTTTGTTACGAACAACAACCTTAACGATCTTATCTTCGTAGATTGATGCATTTAGAAGTGCTGCATCATCATCATCATAGTATAGGACATGAAAGAGATTGTAAGGATTATCTACATGAAAATGTTCTTGAGTCCTTGTCTCAAAGACGGTAAAACCTCTCTTATCACCAACGTCTGTCCAGAACATTTCATAGGGATTACCTAGGTAGAAGATCCGTCCATCATCCGATCTAGTGTGGTAGTGACCAGAGAAGACCTTTGAGAACTTTGAATATAACTTGCTCTCACCACCATGATCCATGACGACTTGTTTATTAACTCTAAATCCGTTAAGCTCAAGGTGCCCCATCGCACATATGCTAGTTGAATTTTGAATAGATTTATAAGTACTCTCTTCATTTTCTTTATTGATCCATGGAATGAATAGTATAGGGAGACCATCAAGTTCAACTTCAGTGGCATTATCATAAACATGAACATTCTCATATTCACGAAGTAAAAGATCTACTGCATTGACCTTGTTAGTGTTCTTGTAGTATGCGGTATGATTTCCGACAATGGTATGGACAGTGATGCCCATATCTTTCAGACGATCATAATAATTGTCTTTAGCCCATGCCAGTGCAGAGAAGTCAATACCTTTACGACTATCAAATGTATCTCCCATATCAATCACTGTGGTGATACCCATTGATTCTAGATATGGAAAGAAGACTTCATTATAGAACTCTAAGAAGTAATCATGAAATATCTTAGAGTTCTTACGACACCCAAAATGCTGGTCTGTAATAATAGCTACACGCATCAGTATCTAAGTTTGGAATGCACACTGTCTTTAATGGAATTATAGTCGGAATAATTACTACTGTCAAGATCATTCGTATCAAAGACTTCATCGAAATTAGTCTTCTCAAGAATTTTATTTTTGATTTCTAATTGTTTCTTTTCGTGTTGGATCCTTCTCAAGAATGCGTAGTAGATAATTTGAGTGAAATATGCAAAGGGATTCTTTGACTTCTCAGGACTAAAGTTATGAATGTATCGGACACAGTTTTCGATACCATCACAAATCATATCATCCTTGAACATATAGTTCACGAAGTTAGGTTTGTATGATAGATGATTTGCAATCTTTAGAAAACACTCACCAATGTACCTAGGAATAGGAGGCTTTGGTTTATCATTCAACTTAGCACGTTCTACTTCGGCAAAGTAATTTTCAAGAGCTTCAAGGAACTCTTTATTATTGACGTAGTGTTCAGAATTTCTTCCTCTTTTCATCGTAGTCATCGGTTGAATGGGCATCAGTCATCATTTATATTCTCTCTATATTATATCAGAAAAACATATAGTTGACAAGTATCCAAAATGGGAGTAGGATTAGGCTTGTCCGGGTTCATAAGGATGTTATAGGTTATATAACTCAACTATTATAGAGTCTCTCTAGAGATTTCTTTGCTTCCTTAACAGAAGAAATATATCCCATCTCCTTAGAGAGACTAGATTTATTCTCTTTGTGATTCTTTCTCAAGTAATCATGATAATAAACAATCATATCTATATTACTGTTCTCAGTCATTGTAAGAACATCATCCATATTGATAATAATCAAATCTTCTTCTGTAGTCTTTAACCAAGGTTCTACTTTGTAACCAGTTACGGTTCCTCTGACAACAATCTCTTCTACAGTGATTGGATTGGAAAGTAAAAGAAGAGTTCTATCTTCTTCTTCAGTTGCTGCTACCTTACAAAAAATTTCATCACCACATTTTAATTTTATTGTGCAATAGAAATCGTCTTCAATTCCCATTTAACTTTTCCTCCTTTAGTCTTTGATGTTTATTGTTGTAATGTCATAATTGAATTGTTCAGAAACATAGGTTTTTATGCGTTCAATGAAATGATTCAAGGTGTAGTTTTTTCTTGACCCTATTGTGAAGTCGTCTGCAATATCATATAGTTTTGCTTTAGTCTTATCTTTGCCTTTTCTTAGGACTCTACCAATACTTTGAAGATTACGAATTCTTGATTTGGATGGAGAGGCAAATATTACATTATGAAGTTTTTTAATATTGATACCAGTACTGAACGTTCCATATGATGCAACGATGATAGCACCATTTTCTCTTTCAGTAATTTCTCTTACTTGTTCTCTATCCTCGGCATCAACACCACCGTGAATAAAGAAAACTCTTCTATCACCTGTTACCTTTTTATTTATCAGGTCATAAAGTATGGCACCATGTTTCTCTACTCTTGCGTACAGAAGAAGAGTATTACCTTTCAAATCAACAGTAAGATTTGTTATGAACTTATTTCTATTTTCATGACCAATTAGGTGTTGTATTTCATCCTCATAGGTATCAAACTTCTTTGGTTTATACTTCAAAACAAGACACTGAATATCAAGAGTTGCAAGATAACCTTCATCCTGTAGTTTCTTTGTTTGAGTAACTTTATATGATGGTCCAAACAACCCCTCTAACACCCACTTATGAGTCTGTGACCCATCTAATGTTCCAGTGAATCCATATCTATACTTAGCATCAGCAAGTTTGTCCATGAGACTTACTAATGACTTACTCTTAAACAGATGAGCCTCATCACCAATCACTACGTCATACTCTTCAAAAAACTTCTTATCTAACTGATAGACAGACTGCCAGGTAGTGATAGTGACTTCATTAGTATTAACTCTTTCACGACCAGCATAGATTCTGTGGCAATGATTTTCTGCATCCCATCCATAGGAAGAGAAGTCTTTATACATTTGTTCAACCAGTGAAGTAGTTGGAACAACCAATAAGATTTTATTTCCTTTCGCAACATGATACCTGACAACAGAATAAATCATAAATGACTTACCTGAACCAGTTGGACTTATAAGTAACTTTCTATTATATCTCAGTGCATCATATACACCATCAACCTGATAATCCCTAGGTGTAATATCTGGTGATAGAGATTTCATATAATCCTTTACACCTTCCTTATTGACAAATTCATTTACCTCAAAAGGCATTCCATAGAACTTGTTTTCAGAGAAACTATATGTATACCCTGCATTCTCACAGAATGCAATAATCTTATCTAATAGTCCACAATATATTCTTTTGGTCTTGAGACTAAAAAGGTGAACGTGTCCATCCCAATACTTACTTCTGTATTGAGGCATAAATTTTGCCCCAGGGACTTCGAACGTAAATCTATCTTTTAACTCATGCTCAACGTGTGGTTCTGTGGTGATTTTTAGATATACCTCATTTATTTTTTCAATTGTCAAATGAGACATAACATAAAAATCAGTTATGTATATTTATCTCACTATCCCATTCCTGAACTGAATCTCATAAACTCTATGGCATTTTTGATTTGATATGTCCTATTGGTAATCTGTTTGAGAATACTATCTAAGTAATCTAGCATTACTGAGTAATACTCTATTTTCAACGAAACTCCTGAGAGTTTTGTATCTGCGTCCATATATTTTTGCATAGTGTCTTTATCTCTGATTTTTTTGGGAAACGGATTTTCAATATAGACCTCAGGGTCTGCTTTCCCACTAAAATATTCATATCTCTCATGCCGGATATTCTTTCTTTGTTGTTCTGCCTTCTTTCTCAGAAGGAGAATATTGTTATAAAGTTCATGATATTTTCCGTGAAGAATAGGGATATTTAAAGAATCTGTATGGAGATTATCAATATCCATTTTAGAATCTGTTTCCCACATCTTCTGAATTGTTTCAAGATCAACTAGCATTGACTACAATCAATTTCACGTATTTCGTATATAGTATACTTGAAAACCACCTCTGCTGTAAAGAATTGTTCACTTGTCAAAGTGGCATCAAAGGTCAACGTTGTTAATGATATTGGAAATAAGTCATTAAATATCACTTTGAACTTAGGGTTGTTCAGTTGATCAAGTATAGTCAGAGTACCATCCGAATATAGGTTCAACTGACTTTTTTCTGGTTGTCCTCTTTTGTAAGGAGTTTCTTCATCTTGAAAGTCATAAATTTCTTGAAGACTTTCTGGGAAACCTAAACCTCTCAACCAGTTCTGTATCTCCATGTAGTTTTCAAGACTTGAATCTACTAAGAACCTTAATCTTAAGTCTTCAAATCCAAGAACATCACCAGGATATGGAACTTCCTTGAGATAAGTATTCTGAACAACAAATGGTAAATCTAATCCAGGAAGTGTTACCAGATTACCATAGTAGGTGACCTTAGGTGCCCTTTGAACCTGAAAAGTAAATCCAGATGGAGTTAGAAAGTTTCTGTTAGTGGGTTGACCACTATTTTGAGCGATCCTTACACCAGATGTATTATTGGTCATTATTCACTTACAATAGTAGAAGTCTTTAATTTTGTTGGACTATACAAATAACCATTTTTTTCTACTTTTTTATTTTTGGTAGTAGTTGCATTTGCTTTACTTGAAAAAATCTTTCTTTCACTATAATCCTGTGACCAATGATTTTCGTTTACATAATACAAATTATCATTCGTTAAACCTATATCACTTACTGTTTTGATATGGTAGGGCATTTCTAAGTCTCTTATTATTAGTTATTTATAATTAAACATAAAAAAAAGAGACCCGAAGGTCTCTTGTAAATGTGATGCCCCGTAGGGCAATGACTCACATCAAGTTCTTGACTGCAACTCTTCTGTAGTAGCGGTTGCTGTTGACACGGAGGCGTCCAAGACCCTGTGTGGTTCCTTCTGCGAATGGGTTGGCAACCAAACCATAACGCGTCTTAAAGCCAATTTTTGGCTGGAAGCTGTTCTCGCCAACGGCGCGAACCATTTGAAGAGGAACGTAAGGACAGTAGAACAGACCTGCGTCATAAGGTGAAGAACCCTTATAACCAACGACGTAATACTGGTTACCACCTGCGGCATTACCGGAGGTAAGGTTAGCAGAATAGGGATCGATGTATACGCGGAACTTACCGTTGATTGTACCAGCGAATGTGTTACCTGTGTCATCGACATTCAGGTTTGCATTCAATGCAGGGGTATAATCAAGGATACCAGCCATGGTCAGAGCGGAAGCAACGTCTGCGGAACACAGAACCATGTTGCCCTTCCCTCTACGAGTGCGTTGTGCAATCGCGTTGGCATCTCTTTCGATTTGGAACAGAAGTCCTTTGAACTTCTCAACAGACCAACGACCATTAGAGTCGATGTCCAGGTCAAACACACCAGCAGTTGCGGTGTTAGAAACAGCACCTTGCTCAGCAACCTTGTAGATTGTTCTGATGACTTCTCTGTTGATTTCCGCAAGGATTTCAGTAGAGAGGATGTTAGCAAGTTCTGCTTCAGCGTTAAGACCGTGAATTGCCTTAAGGTCTTGTGCAAGCTCAAGGCTGTACTCAGCCTTCAGTGCTCTAGACTTAGCAGTAACGGTGACTTTCTCAATCGAGAAGGCCATCTGGTTGAATGCATTAGCTGCATCACCATCAAGAGCTTCTGCGTCACCAGTCTGCATGCCCTGGCCGACGACATAGCCCTCGGAGTTGGCAGTACCAACAGGGTTAAGAACAGCAGGGTTAGAACCGGACTGAGCAGTGGTACCAAGACCAGCACGAACGTCGGTCATACCACCGGTCAGATCGAAACCAGCATCCTGACCTGAATAGGCGGTATCGGCTTCGTTGAACAGTGCTTCTGCACCAGCTTGACCCTGACCTCTCTCAGAGTAGCGGGAACGCATTGCAAAGATAAGTCCAGTAGGACCATTCATTGGTTGAACACCAGCCAGGTCATATGCGACCAGGTTAGGCATTGAACGTCTGATCAAGGAGATCAGAACGGGGTCGAAACCAGCAACAGGACCTGCTGCGGTTGCGGAACCACTAAAACCAGCAGGGTTACTACCTGCAGAGTTAGTGGGGGATTCCATCAGGTTGATACCCTGACTGAATGCTTGCTCCTCACGGAGGAATTTCTCTTGGTTCTCGAGCAGGACTGCAGTTACGCTTCTACGATGGGCGTCTTTGATTGGATCAAGACCCTCATAATCGAGAAGTGGACTCCACTTTTCCTGCAGATGTTCGGATTGAAACATTTGCTTTTACCTAATAGTTTGCTTTGTTTGAATTAATATTAAATTCACTTTTTGAATGCACCCAACGTTCTGAGATAGGCATCCATGGACGAACCAATGGGTGCTGGAGTTGAATCAACTCCTTCAGAAATTGTTTGTGAGGCTTCTGATTTTGCTGTAGCTGTTCTGGAGAAGTACGACTCCCTCAGAGTCTCCAGCTTTTCACGATACTCTTCTTCACTTTCAAACTCAACACTTTCGGCAAGTGAAGCGAGCTTCTCTTTCTGAGTTGATGCAAGACCCTCTGAAACGGAATCAAGGATTCCATCGGCAACCGACTCTGCGAGACGGCCGTTAAGGGAGATGTTCTTCTCAATCTGCTCGTTGAGTTTTGTCTCCATATCATCAAGTTTTTCTACCATGCTTTCAAGCACATCATATTTATCTTCAGGAATAGTTACATAATGTTCTTCAAAAAGACCCTTCATTCCACCAAGGAATGATTCAGTCATTTCGGTCTTCAAACCATGCTCAATAGCAAGTTGGTTTTCGACCATCCATTCTTGAGCAACGTACTCAAGATAGGAATCAACACGCTCTTGAAGTTCGGCCTTTTGAGCTTGTGCTTCTTCAGCAAGTGCTTCTGCGTATTGTGTTTCCAGGGTTTCCTGGATTTCTTTGACTTTAGAAGTCAAAGCCGCTTCAAAAATTGTTTTGGCTTTTTCTCTAAACTCTTCGGAAAGTTCTTCGCCACCGAGGAGGGCATTAACATCTTCATCGATGTCATACTCTTCAACTTCAGCAACAACCTCATCAGTACTGACTTGGTCTTCTTCAAGAACCTCCTCTCCTGATTCGATTTCTTCTTTGGTCATACTCTTCATTGCGTCAGCTTTTACAGCTTTAGAATTAACTACATCCTTGACAGTAGCGATCTTAGGCTCTTTGAGCTTTGCAGAATCGTTAGTAGGACTGTAGTTCTCAGGGGTAGGACCACCAAGATCTTCGTATGAAGTAGACAGACCTTCGCCTGGATTTGAAAGCTTCGGCATACCCTCAGCAGGTTTTGCGTTCGCATTCACAGCAGTCTTAGATTGCTCCATTTCTTGTAAATCTCCACGAGACATTTGAACTTACTCCGATTAACCTATGTATAATCTATATTTATTTATAATTTGTTATTCTTATCACAGATTGTTTAAAAAATCGTTAAACAGATTAAGTTTCTGTTCATCCAATTGTTTTTGTGTGACAAGTGTATTAATTTGCTTATATGTTTTGGCAGCTTGTTGTTCCCTAAGGATACCACCATCCCATATCCAATTTTTACCTTCCATGATACCTTCGACGAAAGCATCAGGAGCAGAAGGATCAGCAACAATATCAGCGGCTGTTGCCAACATAAAGTCATCACCAACTACATTCACACCCTCTCTTGTTTGTTTGAGTGAACCAATACCTCTAGAAGAGACACCAAGTTTTACTCCTTCAGAGATAAGTGATTCTGCAATTTTACCCATGGGGGTAGAGAGAATCTTCGCCTTACCAATGAAGTTTGTTCCACTTTCCTTAAGTGAAATGATTTTGTGAGAAACTCTATCAAGATTGACAGTAGGACCGTCAGGATGACCCAGTTCTCCAAGGGCTCTTCCAGAATTGATATGGTTTTCTGTGTATCTTTGGACTTCCTTTCTCAGGCCTTCCATCTGATACATTCTTCCATTACGATTACAGATATCCCCTTGAAGGAAGATACCTTCAATGAACATATTCTTCTTACCGTTACGTTCTTCAACGATAAATTCAACTGATTCGATTTCTTCTCTGATGAGTTTCATTTGTTTTCTCAGGATACTTGTACTTGTTGTAAAAAGACGGTACCAGTTCCGGCATTAGTCTTGACGGCAACTTTGAAAGAACCTCTCAATTGTGCCCAGTTGTTTTGGTCATAAACGTCAGTAACAGAACTAGAGTCGTGATTGACAACAATTCTTGTACTGTAATATCCATCAACTCTCGATGATGTCTTAACCTCATCTACAATCTTATGTTCAAAGTCAAAGGCAGAAACACCAGATACAGTAAGTGTAACTGAATCACCCACAACAAATGGTGAAGCCTGTCCCTCTGGAAAATCAAGTGTTGTTTTAGTACCAGTAGTGATACCAACAATTCTATTTGTTGCAACAGGTCCTAATGAAATTTCAGTTGCCTCAAAGGAGGAAACGTAGAAATCATCGACTGTTGCGGTTGGATTAGTGCCGAATGCAACATGAACACCAACACCTTCTGCCACAACTCTTAAAGAATCACTCTGATGTGCAAAAACTACAGATTGTGTTGAAGAAGAACTTGTTGCAAAAGTTGTATTTACACCTACTGGTTTGGTCGCCATTATCTTTAATTACAATTGTTGTATAATAGTTATTTATTATTCTTCTGTTTCTGATTCAGAATCAATCTCAACATCAGATACAAATTCTTCTTCACCTTCTTCAGGATCAAGATTCACATCACCATCAAAGATTGATGCTGCTACATTTGGTCTGATTGTTTCAATATTTTCTGCACTCTTTGCAAAAAGAATATCTTTAATATGATCACTAATTTGGGAAGAACTACCGTCCGTCACCAAAAGATCCATAAGTTCATCCATGTCTAAATGATTTCATTACATTGGTATTTAGATGACTCCCTGACCACCTACATCTGGATCCTTAGGAGATGATGTATTTTGAATTGCATTTCCAGATTCTACAGGAGGTTGTTCACCAGGAACTGATGCACCACCTTCCATTGCCATAGGATCTGCCATTGCATTAGGGTCAGGAATGACACCGTTCTCAATTTCTTTTTCAATAAGAGTGTCTTGCTCAAGGATATCACTATCAGTTTGGTGAAGAACATGTCTTCTTACATAATCCTGTGAATAGAATCTACCGATGTAAGGTTCAACAGTCTGAAGAAGATTAAGTCTCTCAGTCAGAAGTTCTGCTTCTTTCAGTTCTGCAAAGTGATTGTCATATAGGAAGTCATACTGGATATGATCATTCATGTACTCCCAATCTTCGGGAGTAATGACATTCTTCAGGATAAGTTGAGTCTTCAACATATCACTGAACATTGCAGAGAATCTCTTTCTCATTCTTCCAACAAACTTGGAAAACTTGACTTCATCTCTCAGGATTTCAGAAGAACGGCCCAGTGACATACCACCACCTTCTCCTTCAATTCTAGTCTCAGGAACATTCAATGCTCTATAAAGTTTCCTCTGGAAGTAGTTGATATCGGTAATCTCACCAAGGTTCTG